CTCGTTGATATGGTTTATCCCAACTATCACAGTGCCAATCATAATATTGGTTATGTTTATATTTTGTAAATTGACAAGACTCACTTCTTTCCCAATCAAAGTTCCAACCAGCTTTTGCATTTGCTTCATGAACGTATGGATGTAATTCTTTGTATATCCAAGTATCATTTAACCAAACTAAATCAGAGTTTCTTTTTCTTTTTAAATCTTTTATTTCATCTTTGTTTAAATTTTTATCACCATAGCCACCTGTTCTAGCCATTACTTCTTCTTGTTGATTAGCATAAGCTATGACATCATCACAAAACTTTGGTGTAAGGACACCACTAAAATACCAATAGTAATTAGATATATTCATAAGTTATAGTCTGTACAAAATTCAAACTATCTTTCTGATCATTTGATACAATATACATATTAGTAGATGGAAACATAACAAACATATTTTTTTTAAGTTCTATGTCCCAACTTCTTCCTTTACGTCTATTATCATCAAAATGTATTCTTACCCAACACTTATCAACTTTAACTCCATAAAGCATTGTAAAGTCAGGTGAGTTTCTAAGATCTACTGGATCAACATTTAATAAAGGTTTTGATACTTGACTTGGTTTATAAATATCACCCCAAGAATTTTTGTTGACTAAACTAATACCGTAATCGAGACCGATAAAATCTCGCATGTATGTATTTAACATATCCCAAGTTCTTGAAAATGGAAATTCTTTGTTAGTAAATGAGGATTGTAAAATATCGTTAGTAAGTTTTTCTTGGTCTATCTCAAAACCTTTCGGCATATCAATATCACCATAGAATAGACTTTGTTCTGTTAATACTTTCTTTTGCATACCACCACCTTATATAATTTATGCTAAAGCGTCTGTCAAATCCCAAGTTGTGTTAGTTTCATTCCAGACGTAAGACCACCTGTGAGTATCAGCTGTATTTTGTGATTCTTGTTCTTCAGTTAAAGCAGGAGCATCACCTATTGGTGATTTCCAGGAAGCTGATTCCATATGTTTTACCCATGAAGCATATGGTTTTTTAGGCCAAAAGATTTGATCATCTTCGTCCCAAGTATAACCTATACCTGCGTAGTTTCCTCTAAAAGGTGTACCACCATCTCTATGTTGGTTACCTGATGTATTGTAAGAAGTTTGAATCCACATCTGTGCTGGCCAATTGTTGTGAGTTTCTAAATATTGTTGACCTACTGATTCATCCTCTACACCATCAGCGTTAAGCATATCAGAATTATTCAAAGTTAATACTTGAATAACTTTTCCGTTAGCTCCGAGTTTTGCAAAATGTGCCATAATTATCTCCTATTATATATTAAGTTTTAAAGTTAGTAAATACATCCTATTTTATTGAAATTTATATCTTATAATAACAATTCCTGAACCACCGGTGTTACCTGATCCAACACCTTTACCTCCAGCTCCACCACCAGTGTTAGCTGATCCATTAGTCCCTGATGTATTTCCTCCAGAATCTGGAGTTCCACCATCTCCACCACCACCATTTCCACCTGTACTACCTGGCCACGCTGGAGAACGGTTATCACCATCTCCACCACCACCACCTGCTCTTGTAACAGAAGATCCTGTAATACTTGATGTTGCTCCATTACCACCATTACTTGGTCCACCAGGCATTCCTGGAAAACCTGTTTGAGTAGCACCTCCACCGCCTCCAGCACCTACAAATGAAGGACCTGGTGCTTGACCTGGACCACCATTTTGTCCTTGAGGTGGACTTACTGGAGGTGTATTTCCTGAACCACCGCTATTACTTCTATTACCTCCACCACCTCCGCCTGATCCACCAGGTTTACCTTCTCTATCAGGAGCACAATTATTTTGACCTCCGCCACCAGTAGATGTAATAGTTGAAAAAACTGAATTTGATCCTGGATTACTATCACAACCACCAGTACCACCTCCACCAACTGTAATTGGATAACCTTGTGCTGAAACTGGCAATGCAGAAACACAAGCACCTAAAGGCGACCTTGAATAACAACCCGATGCAGCACCTGATGATTCTCTATAACCACCTGCTCCACCTCCGCCACTACCACTACCTCCACCACCAGCTACTATTAAATAATCTACACTATTTGGACCACCTAATGGATTACCTACAGAACAAACTGTAAAAGTACCTGGTCCTGTAAAAGAGTGAATTTTAAAATTACCACTTTCTGTTATTGTACCTCCTGTAGCAACAATATAAGTTGGTCCTTCAGTTATATCCGCTGCCTTCGAAGCATCTAAAAATTTCCAACCTTGAGTAGAATCTATATAAATTAATTCACCTGCTGCACCTTGTACATTTAAAATTGAATTATCTGTTGAACTATTAATTTTATTTCCATTTGGATTAATTGTTAAATTGTTTGTATCAAATGTATTTGCATAATCTTTTATACCAACTACATCTCCAACAGTTGGTGATGCGGGTAGCGTAACTGTGAAAGCCGCTGATGTAGTATTACAAAAATATCCTTCATTAGCTAAAGCTGTAAAACCAGATGTTTTTATAGATTCTGTTTGCCAATTTATTTGTTGTTGTAATCCTTCAATTGTTCCTGTTGTATTGTTGATTGTTCCACCAGAAATTCCTGCGGTAGAAATTGTTCCTGCATTGGTTGTTGTTGTTCCTGATGAGATAGTTACCGAATCACCACTATCTCCGATAGTTGTTGTTGTCCCTTTTCTTGGACTAATTTTATTTGACTTTATTTCACTCATTAGTTTTGAAATTTATATCTAATGACTACAATTCCTGAACCACCAGCTTTACCTACTGCATTAGTATTAACATTATTTTTACCGCCTCCAGCTCCACCACCACCTGTATTAGCTGTTCCAGGACTTGATGAATTAGGGACATTACTAGCATCTCCTCCACCGCCAGTACCTCCACTGCCTGCAGTTCCAGGCATACTTCCGCCTCCACCACCTCCACCTCTTGTAACTGGAGATCCTGTAATTTCGGATGTAACACCATTACCACCATTACCAGCGTTACTAGGTGATCCATTACATCCTACCGCACCAGCTCCGCCACCACCAGCTCCGCCTCTTCCACCTGTTCCATTTCCGCCATCATTACCTTGAGGAGGAGAAACTGGAGGTTGATTACCTGTACCACTTCCTGATTGTCCTGGACTATTTTGATAAGTTCCACCACCTCCACCAGAGCCTCCTTGTAAAACAGCTATAGGTCTACACGCCTGACCTTCTGGTACTTGATATCCGCCACCACCTCCACCACCTGCAGATGTAATAGTTGAAAAAGTTGAATTAACTCCTTTGCTTCCAGCATTATTATTATTTATACCAGCTCCTCCACCACCTACTGTAATTGGATAAGGTGATGCTGCAACTGGTAAACCTGCAGGTGCATTTAAAGGACTAGCTGTATAGCAATCTGTTGAAGCTTTACCTTCTCTATATCCTCCAGCACCTCCACCTGAACTACCTGCATCATTAGGTGTTTGAGAACTTCCACCGCCACCGCCACCACCAGCAACGACCATATAAGAAACTGTATTTGATCCAAGTGAATTACCTGCACAAGAAACACAAAATGTTCCAGGGCCTGTGAAAGTATGAATTTTAAAATTTCCAGAAGTTGTAATTGTTCCGCCTGTAGCTGTCACATATAAAGGATTACTTAAATCTCCTGGAATAGAAGATGCTGTTGTTAACCAACCTTTTGTAGCGTCTACATAAATAAAAACAACTGAAGCATTTTCTGTGTTAATTACGAAATCATTTGCAACACCTTGAATATTAGAACCATTTCTACCAACTGTTAAATTGTTAGTATCAAAAGTTGCAGCATAATCTTTTATACCAACAATGTCTCCTGCTGAAGGAGATGCAGGTAGCGTTACTGTAAATGCTCCTGAAGTTGTATTACAAAAATACCCTTCACCTGCTGTTGCTGTAAATCCCGATGTTTTAATTGAACCTGTTTGCCAATTAGCTTGATTGTCGATTGTACCTGTAATAGTACCACCTGTTATTGTTCCTGTGTTTGTAATTGTCCCTGAGTTGGTAATTGATCCTGCTGATGTTAAAGTTACACCAGATGGAATAGCTACAGTATCGCCACTGTCTCCGAGTGTGACTGTGCCACAATCTGTTGTTGGTGTAATTTTATTAACTTTAACTTCACTCATAAATCCTTATTGAAATTTGTACCTTATTATTACGATTCCGCTACCACCTGCTCCGCCAACACCTGTAGCAGGTGCATTTGATGATCCTCCACCACCTCCGCCACCTCTATTAGTAGTTCCAGCTACTCCTGATCCACCAAGAGGACCACCAGCTCCACCACCACCAGATCCTCCAGAAGAGGCACTAGGCGAAGCCCATCCTCCACCGCCACCGCCACCAGCGTATGCTACCGGTGATGCTGTAATTGAAGTTGAAACACCGTTTCCACCATCAGCTTGATTATTTATACCTGGAGTTGATGTTCCTCCAGCTTGGTCAGCACCGCCACCGCCACCGCCTCCCCAGCCTCCACTAGTTCCTCCACCACCATTTTGTCCTTGAGGAGGACTTACTGGAGGAGTATTACCTGCACCTCCACAAGCACCGTTAACTGCTGTTCGACCGCCTCCTGCTCCACCAGAACCTCCATTTGCACCCGCTCGATCTGGAGTATTACTTCCAGCGCCAGATCCACCACCTGCTGATGTAATTGTTGAAAAAATTGAATTTGATCCATCACCACCTCGTGCTCCACCACATCCACCAGAGCCACCTCCACCAACTGTTATTGGATAAGCTTGAATTGTAAGAGGTAAACCTGAAACACCAGAACCTAAAGGTGAATTTGCGTAACAACCGGATGCAGCACCAGATGATTCTCTAAATCCTCCAGCACCTCCACCTCCACCAGCTGAATTAGCAGGAGATGAACTACCGCCACCGCCTCCACCAGCCACTACTAAATAATCTACAGTAGAGGGTGAACAAGTTGTACCTAATCCTGCACTTGATACACAAAATGTACCTGGTGATGTAAATGTGTGAATTTTATAATCTCCACAAGTAGTAATAGTTCCACCACTTGCTGTTATAAAAGGATTTTGAGTATCTGATACGTTAGAAGTTTGAACAGTTGTCCAACCAACCGTTGCATCTACATAAACAAGAGTTACTGCAGAAAAACTTTTACTTATAGGATAGTCGGAAGCATTTCCATTAATATTTGATCCATTTCTTGCAATTGTAATTGCATTTGTTTCAGCTGTTCCGTTGTAATCTGAAATTGATACGATATTACTTGCACTTGGAGATCCTGGAAGAGTTACTGTAACCGCTCCACCTGCTGTGTTTACAAAATAACCATTTCCTGAAACCGCTGTAAATGATGCAGTTTTAGCTGTAGTATCCCAATCAACAGTTCCTGTTCTACCGAACCCTGATTGTGATGCACCTGATGCTAAATTAATAGTATCACCTGATGCTCCTAATGTGATTGTTGTACCACATTGATTAATTAAAT